CCAATCCAAAGTCAAAAAGGCTACACAAAGATTCGATGAAATTATGAAAGAAGCTCAAGAACTCAAAAGAGAGTATGATGACTATAAGGAAGAAAATGGTACAGACTCTGAAGACGAGGACGATGAGGATGATTTGGATGATTTCTTAGGTGGTTTAGGTATATCGATGCCTAAATAACCCCAAAAGTGACTAAAGAACAATTAATTATAGAGGTTACAAAATGCATGAGGAGTACTCCTTATGCATTAAAAACCTATTTACAAACTTACGATAACACAGTTCAGAAATATGTCCCTTTGGATTTGTTTCCCGACCAAGTTTCTTTGATTGAGGACTACGATAACTACAACGAAAATATTGCATTAAAATATAGACAGGCTGGTGTATCTACAGTCACCGCAGCTTGGGCTTCAAAAAAACTTGTATTTGCCAAGAAAAACAAACCAGAAAAAATTCTGATTATTGCCAACAAATTGGATACCTCCGTTGAGATGGCAAACAAAGTAAGGGGTTTCACTGAACAGTGGCCTTCTTGGGTTGGTGTAGGTTTTTCAGCGGAAAAAAACTCACAAAGACATTTCAAGTTAACTAATGATTGTGAAGTAAAAGCGGTTGCGACTTCAAAAGACGCACTTCGTGGTTATACTCCAACTATATTGATTTTTGATGAGGCGGCGTTCATCGAGGCAGATAATGATTTCTGGTCTGCTTGTATGGCCTCACTTTCTACAGGTGGTAAAGTTATAGTAATATCCACACCAAACGGATACGACGCAATTTATTACGACATCTACGACCAAGCCTTAAGAAACATGTATGGTCAAAACTAATGATTTGGTACATTTCCTTTTGAATAGAGAAGATTATCCCTCAGATACCATTGTAGATTTATCTATAGATAATCCATATGATAGAGACCATTCAATAACAACTGATTATATTGAAAAGGGTTACAAACCTTGTTCAGCTTGGTTTGAAGGGATGGTAAAAAAACTCAAGTTTGATAGAAGAAAAGTTGCACAGGAATTGGAATGTAATTTCTTGGGTTCAGGTGATAACGTTTTTGAATCCGAATTAATGCAAACAATTGCTAAGAACCAACTCAGAGAACCATCCGCAAAACTGATGGGAGGTTCCCTTTGGATTTTTAAAGAACCTGAGAACAGTCATAAGTATGTGATGGGTGTTGACGTATCAAGGGGAGACTCAGAAGATTTTTCATGTATTGAAATAATTGACTTTGATGAAAGAGAGCAGGTTTTAGAATACGTTGGAAAAGTTCCCCCTGATGTAATTGCTGAAATAGCCTTCAAATGGGGGTCAATGTATAATGCTTTTTGTGTTATTGATATTACAGGTGGAATGGGTGTTTCTACTGCAAGGAAAATGCAGGAAATGTCTTATCCCGCAGGTCTATATGTTGATAACGTTGACCCATCCAAAAAATGGAAATGGGACCCAAAATTGAATGAGAAAATCCCAGGTATAAATTTCAATTCCAAAAGAGTACAAATTATATCCGCTTTCGAAGAAGCAGTCAGACATGGATTCAAAACCTATTCTCACCGCCTATACAATGAAATGAATACTTTCATTTACGTAAATGGAAGACCAGACCACCAAAAAGGTCATCACGACGATTGTATAATGGCGATGTCCATGGCTATATATATTGCTGAAAAATCATTCCAGTCATTACAAAAAGTTGTAAATCACACTAAAGCCATGTTGAATTCCTGGTCAACAGCAATCAACGAAAACAAAAACACATCTGAATTTTTCAACCCAATGGTTCCTCAAATGGGTAGACAAAATCCAAATTCACAAGGTCCAACCAAACAGGACTACCAAAAATATGGATGGTTATTTGGTGCAAAATAACTATTTATATTATCAAGGTAAGAAGTAAAATTGTAATATGGCTGAAAAGAATTTAACGGTTTGGCAGAGGTTGTCGCAAACATTTGGTCCTAACTCATTACTCGGACAAGATTATCCAACATTCAAGTTTGATAAAAAGGAATTACTACGTACTAAAAGTAGAGAAGAGTATGAGATGGAAAAGTTGCAAGCGCAACAAACTTACTATCTTACAAATCAATGGGCGAAAGTAGAGAATAATCTTTATTCTCAAGCAATTTATTATGAGCCAACTCGTTTATCTGCACAATATGATTACGAGTCAATGGAATATACCCCTGAAATTTCAGCAGCTTTAGACATTTATGCTGAAGAGTCTACTACAACAAATGAAGATGGATTCATACTTCAAATTTATTCGGAATCCAAGAGAATCAAAGGAGTTTTAGCCGATTTATTCAACAACAATTTAGATATTAACACTAACTTACCGATGTGGACAAGAAACACTTGTAAGTACGGTGATAATTTTGTGTACTTGAAATTAGACCCTGAAAGAGGTGTTGTTGGATGCCAACAGTTACCAACAATCGAAATAGAAAGACATGAGGTTGGGGTTAGTGCAAAAATTTCTGTCGATATAACTCAGGAATTGGACAAAGACAAAAAAGCTCTTCATTTCACATGGAAGAATAAAAACATGGAATTTCAATCATGGGAAATTGCTCACTTTAGACTTTTAGGTGATGATAGAAAACTTCCTTATGGAACGTCTATGTTAGAAAAAGCAAGACGTATTTGGAAACAACTTCTGTTGTCTGAAGACGCGATGTTAATCTATCGTACATCAAGAGCACCTGAAAGAAGAATGTTCAAAGTGTTCGTTGGTAACATGAATGATGATGATGTTGAAGCATACGTACAACGTGTTGCCAATAAGTTCAAGAGAGAACAAATAGTAGACTCTAAGACAGGTAATGTTGATATGAGATTCAACCAAATGGCGGTTGACCAAGATTATTTCATTCCTGTACGTGACCCAGCGGCACCTGACCCAATTACAACTTTACCAGGTGCAACAAACTTATCTGAGATTGCGGATATTGAATATATTCAAAAGAAACTATTGACGGCTCTTCGTGTACCTAAAGCATTTTTAGGTTTCGAGGAAGTAGTTGGTGATGGTAAAAACTTATCTTTACAGGATATCAGATTTGCAAGAACGATTAACAGAATCCAAAAAAGTATGTTGGCAGAACTTAATAAAATTGCCATCGTACACTTATTCCTTTTAGGTTTTGAAGATGAATTACAAAACTTCACATTAGGATTAACGAACCCGTCTACACAAGCCGACCTTCTTAAAATTGACGTTTGGAAAGAAAAAATATTGTTATACAAAGATTTGGTAGCAGACCCTGGAAATGGTATTCAAGCAACATCTTCTACTTGGGCTAAAAAACATATTTTCGGATGGTCAGATGAAGAAATTAGACTTGATTTACAACAACAAAGAATCGAGAGAGCTGTAGGTGAAGAACTGAAAGCAACACCAACAGTAATCAGTAAGACAGGGTTGTTTGATAACATCGATAAATTATACGGAAATACTTCAGGAGGAACACCTACCGCAGGAGCGGCAACCACACCAGGAGGAACTGAAGAATTAGGAGGAGCAGCACCACTACCACCACCTCCACCAGGTGGTGAGGAACCACTACCACCACCTCCACCAGGAGGTGAAGCACCTGCGGGAGTAACACCTGAGTCAACCAAAAAGGACATGAACATTTTATTAGAAAATAACCTTTTTGAGAAGTCTAAAGCTATTGATTTAAGTAATGCCCAACAATCTTTGGGAGAAATTGAAAAAGAACTTGAAAAGTTGTTGAACTCATAGTATTTATAGGATAAATAAATAAAATGACTTTCGGCCAAATCAAATCCCTCATCGAAAAAAACCTTCTCGAGTCTTACAAAAATGAGAATGAGTTTAAGAAAAGACTACGCGAATTCAAACATAATGTTTTGAATAATAAATCAATTTCTAAAGTTTATAACCTTTACGACCAATTAAGTACACCACAAGGACTAAGTGAGTCTGACGCCAAAGAATTTATTGACGAAGGAGTAAATCTACTCCAAAGAATTTTACCTTCAATCAAACTTCCGAAGTCATTAGAAGAAGAAGTAGAAAACAATTACAAACACATTGATACTTTAGTTTATACAAAGAATACAAGTATAAAAGATAGAATTAATGCGAAGAAGAATATTGAATCAGTTCTGAAAGAACAAAAAAGTTCGATGAAGGAGTCAATCAACATACCCGTAACTTCAATGGTAAAAATTGCAAATCAGACTCTGAGGAATTACATTGAAACTATGGATGAAAATTCTAAAAAAGAATTTTTCCAAATTGTTTCTGAAGATAACAAAAACTTAGAGGGTAAGTTTGAAGAGTTGAAAACCAGTGCAATTTCCAAATTACAATCTATTTTGGAAAATGAGAATGAAGGCGACGTAAAGACAAAAATTAACGAAACTATCAATAAGTTAAAAGATGAAAAATTCGACCAATTGAATTTTTTGAAACTTAAAAACTTAGAAAGCTCTCTCTAAGAATTCTTAACTTTATTTGTATAAATCGCTTTTAAAAGATTTTTTCTTTTTTTAACCGAAGGTTTTACGTATTCCTTTCTATAAAGAAGCTCCTGATTTTGCTTTGTTTTAATTACCTTTGACTTCAAAGTTTTTAAAGCTCTCTCAAGATTATCAGTATTTTGAATGTTGACTATTAGCATATATTACAAATATCTCAAATTTACAAGAAAATTTTGACTATCATGATTATATGTGGTATTTTTTATAAAAATAAACTACATAACATGAAAATTAATGAAGAAGGGAAAAAGTGTAAAGTTAAAGCTATTCACTCCAATCAAATCTAGTTACGGAACGGTAGATTCCAAAAATTTAAAATCATTATACATAAACATACAATCTTGGGTAACACCTAAATATGATACAGACAATTGGAACAGAGTTGTTGGTATCTTGAGTAGAGAAATCAAACATTCGGTTTTCAGCTCAATAAATACTGAGTATTTCAGAGAACAAAGCATCGTAGATTTAGACTTGAGAACAAGTGGTATTGCGTCAGGGAAAAAGTCTTTTTTCAACTTAGAAGTAAATTTATATGTAAAGACACAAATGGATTTTAAATCCAAAGAGGTTAAAGATTCAGTCAAAAATATTGTGAAATCTATTTTCAAAGATAATATTTCTAACAACAAGTACTTCGAATTTTCTCTAACCAAGAAGACAGAGCTCAATAAAGTTGAATAACCAATATATTTATCTAAAAAAGCTTAATGAAAAATTTGAGAATATTAGAGGCTCCTGAAAAAATCCTAAAGAGAGAAGCTGATAATTACAAAAAAATTATATCCAAAGGACTTTCAACTTCAGAACTAAATCACCCTGAATCATCCTTGATAGATTTGGATAGGGTTTCACATCTTATAACAGACATATGGTGGGATAAAAATATCCTAATGGGTAAATTAAAATTATTAACGACACCAGGATTTCATGAAAGAGGTATAGTTTCATCCAAAGGAGATGTTGCAGCAAACTTGATGAGACAAGGAGTTACACTTGGTATATCCTCGAGGGGTGTAGGTTCACTTAAAAAAGTAGGAGAAAGAAACGAAGTACAAGACGATTTTGAATTAATTTGTTTTGACTTAGTGTCTTCACCGTCCACACCTGGGGCTTACCTTTTTACCAATCCTGACGATAGGTCAAAGTATGAAGAAAATTTAGAAGAAGAAAAAAAGAACCGTGAAAAACAAACTGAGCCAATGGAGAAATCTATTGACTTGATGAAAAAACTTACTCATTATTTAGGAAAATAATTATATGGACGAGAAATATTTTGTTGCAAAAATTCAGTATGAACTTCCTGATGATAATACAGGAAAAATTAAAAAAATTAGAGAAGAGAAACTTGTAAAAGGTTTTTCTGTAACAGATGTTGAGGCTAAGGTTACAAAAAGATATGAGTCTTTTTCATACGATTGGAGAATAACATCAGTCTCGGAGAGTAAAATCGACGAAGTAATAGAAAAGTAAAAGTGGTCATCGACCACTTTTTTTGTTTAATAACATATTTATAAGAAAAAAAATATGTTATTCAACTTAGTATATAAAAACAGTTCAGACGACCAATTTTACATCACATTGAGTGGTGCTAATATGTCTTCTGCAATATTATATTGTGACGCAAATAATTTTGTTCCTCAACAAATTCTACTTCAGAATTTTGATTTGTTGTTGAATAACCCATCCCAATCTACTTGTTTTTTAGTTGGACTTAAAGATAATTCAACAGGAAATCCAAGCACAACCATGATTTACGACAGCTACTCAAACGTGAATTCTTGGATTCAATCACAATCAAATAAGACATTAGTTAACTTGGCTTTATTAAATAGACCATTTGTACAAGCCTAAAATAAACTTTTTCTCTATTAGACACTATTTATAGAGTAAAATAATTAATTTTTTCATGCAAGAAACTAAAAACGTAGTTGAAGAGGCGCTCATTCAAATGAAAAATGTTGAAGAGGCTATCGCCGAAAATGCAAAAGGAATACTTGCTTCTACAATGAAGGAAGAAATCAATCAATTAGTAAAAGAATCTCTTTCAGAACAAGATGATGAAACCGAGGTTGATGCAGAGGTAGACATGGACATGGATGACGAAGAGTTAGACATGGATGTGGATGCTGATAATGAAGAAGACATGGACATGGAAATAGATATGGACATGGATTCTGATGAAACTCCAATAGATTTAACTGACGCTTCCGATGAGGAAATTCTGAAAGTGTTTAAGGCAATGGGAGAAGAAGATGGTATCATCGTAAAAAAAGACGGTGAAGATATTCATCTTTCTGATACTAACGCAGACACTGAATACCTTGTTAAGCTTGGTGAGTCTGAAGAAGACAAAAATTTAGAAGAAATGCAAATGGACGAAATGGACGACGTTGATACACAGAGTGTAATCGACGCAATTTTTTCAAATGATGGTAACATCGAAGACGACCAAGAAATGGAAGACGACGAAGAAGTTATGTACGAAATCGAATTCGAAGATGATGACGATGATGAAGACATGATGGACGAATCTGACGACATGCTAGATGAAGAAGATGACGAAGACCAAATGGACGAGTCTGACGACATGCTAGATGAAGAAGATGATGAAGACATGATGGACGAGTCTGACGACATGTTAGATGAAGAAGATGACGAAGACATGATGGATGAAGATGATGATATGTTGGATGAAGCATACAACCACAAAAAGGCAAAAAAATCCGAAACGAAAGAGGGTAAAATGTCTGTAAAACCTAAAGGTGTTGGAATTGGTAGCGGTCCTAAATTCAAATATAAGGACAAAGCAGCTGGTGGATTCAAAGAGGACAAAAAAGAAGGTCCTAAAATGATGGGAACTGGCAAACCTAAATTCGAATACAAGAAGGGTGAAAATATGGCTGGAAAATCCAAAGTTGTAAAGAAGGCAGAAACTAAAGAAGCTGCAAGAACTTATGGAAATGGTTCAAAAGAAGGTAGAGGTTTGAGAAAAGGCATCAGCAATAACAGAAAATATGTTTATAGCAACAGTGGTGTTAAAGTAGAATCTTTAGAAGCTGAAATCGCAATGTTGAGAGAGAAAAATGAAGAGTACAGAAAAGCACTTAATGTATTCAGAGAAAAACTGAACGAAGTTGCAATCTTCAATTCAAACTTAGCATATGCTACAAGATTGTTCACAGAACATTCAACTACTAAGAAAGAGAAAATTAACATCTTGAGAAGATTTGACGATGTTGAATCTTTAAAAGAATCAAAATCTCTTTATAAATCAATGAAAGATGAGTTATCAAAAACTGAAACAAAATCTATCAATGAGTCGGTTGAAAAGAAAATCAACAATACTGTATCATCAGGTTCAGCAGTAAACTTAATTGAATCTAAAACATACGAAAATCCTCAATTCTTAAGAATGAAAGACTTAATGTCTAAGTTGGGGTAAAAAAAATAAAAATAAATAAAAACTAAAAAATACTCAAAATGGGAGCATTATTAGAATCAGGTCTTGTTGGTAACATCGGTCTTAAGCACCTTAAGGTTATCAAAGAAGACACAATCACAAAATGGGACAAATTAGGATTCTTAGAGGGTCTTAAAGGTCACATGAGAGAAAACGTAGCTCAACTTTATGAAAACCAAGCTTCTTATTTAATCAACGAAGCTTCATCTACATCTGATACAGGTGCATTTGAAACTGTTGTATTTCCAATCGTAAGAAGAGTGTTCTCTAAGTTGTTAGCTAACGACATCGTTTCAGTACAAGCAATGAACTTACCAATCGGTAAATTGTTCTACTTCGTACCAAACATTCAGAGCTATGACCCAGCTGCACCAGCAGGTCTTAATCAACACTATTCACCATATGGTGCACCAGATGGTCCAACGTCTCCAAACGCAGGATACAACTATAACAACGGTAGAGACCTTTATGATAGATTTTATGAAGGTAACGAACCAGCGTTAGACCCACCAGGTTTATTCGATTATTCAAAGGGTTCTTTCACATCTGTAACTTCTGCAATAACTTCAGTTGTAACAGCTCAGTGGAACAACAC